GATGTGATCGACCTCGGTGCCGCCTCGCGCGACATCGGCCTCGGTGAGGAAATGTGGTTCGTGATGACCACTGACACGGAAGTGATCACCGGCGGCAGTGCCGGTTCCATCACCTTTACCCTCGTCAGTGACTCGCTTGCCACCCTCGGCAGCGCCACGGTCGCAAACTGCACTACGCACTACAGCACCGGTGCACTTGTGACTGACGATGCGGCGAACAATGATGCGAAGTTGAACGCAGGTGGCGTCATCTGCGCTATCCAGCTTCCCGCTGGAACCTACGAGCGTTACCTCGGCGTCCTGTTCACGATCACCACGACCGACACAACTGCCGGCAAGGTGAACGCGTTCCTGACCAAGGACTACGCGAAGTGGTCCGCCTACGCCGACGCCACGAACTAAGGTGACGTGATGCTGGTAAAGCTCAAGCGCGATGTTTTCATGGGCGAAATGCTTTACAAAGCCCGCCTCTCCGGCACGGTCATGCCTGACACTGTCAACGGCAAACCCGTGGTCGAGCACGCCGATCCGAGGTCAAACGAGGAAGTCACTCGTTTGCCTCGCGATGCGGTAATCCTCGACAAGCCTATCCCGGAGAAGCCCAAGGCCGAGGCACCGAAGTCCCTGAGTGAAATGGCCAATGCCCCCGCTGCGAAGTCTTTCAAAGCGGCTATGGCTGAGGACGAAGACTAAACGATAAGGAGTGCCGATGGCACAGGATCAGGTTACTCTCTACAACCTAGCCCTGAGTGCTGTCGGCACTCGTGCTCGCGTAGTCACGACTACGGAACGGACAAGAGAGGCAGAAATCTGCCACGAGTGGTATGAACCCGTCAGGGATCAATTGCTTCGCGCCGCCCACTGGGCCTCTTGTCGCGAGGTCGCCAAGCTTACATTGGACGCAGAACGAACTGACACGGATTGGATCGCAGGCGATCCCGAACCGCCTTGGCACTACCGCTATGCGTTGCCGAGTGATTTTCTTTATCCGAGGTTCCTTGACTCGTATCAGAACTTTGCCCTGACGCAGAAGGCCGGGGCTGTGCAACTGTTGACCGATCACGCAGAACCCATCCTGACGTACACGAAGAAGCAGACGACTTTGTCCGCATGGGATGCTGATCTGTGGTATGCAATGATCCAGGCCCTTGCCGGGCATATCGCAATGCCCCTTCATGGGAAGCCCGGTCGTGCGCAACTTGCAATTCAAAACGCTAACGATGCAATCATGCGGGCGAGGGTGCAACTCGCCAACGCCGATCAGGTCGAAATGGACAGTCTCCCCGATTGGCTCCTCGCGCGAGGCGTTAACATCAACTCATCCTTCTCCCGCTTCATCTACCACTACGGACCAGTCTTCAACACCGGAGCGTTCTAATGTCGCTCGACATCATCAAGTTTGCATTCGCCGGTGGCGAGGTCTCGCCTGCTTTCTACGGCCGATCGGACTTGGAGAAGTTTGACCTCGCCCTTGCGGAGTCGGAGAACTGGTTTGTTGATTATCTCGGCGGACTGTCTAATACTCCGGGGACGGAGTTCCTTGACTTCATCCAAGAAGATACTTACGATGTGAAGCTGTTCACATTCAAGTTTTCCTCGTCAGTAGCGAACACCAACGTCATCCTGTTTGGAAAGGATCGCATTCGGTTCCTGCAGGACGGTGCTTATGTGCTTGAGGCCTCGAAGGTCGTCACCGCGATCACACAGGCAAATCCTGCGGTAGTGACGATCGTCGGCCACGGCTACGCGACTGGTGACATGATCCAGTTCCCCACCGTTGGTGACATGACACAGTTATTCAACCGGACCTGCGTCATCACCAAGTTGACGAATGATACGTTCAGCTTGCAGGATGTGTTCGGGAACAACATCAATTCGAGTGCATTCACCACGTACACCGCTGGCGCGACAGTGGCGAGGGTCTACACCTTGGTCTCGCCCTATGCGACGACGGACCTTGTTGATCTCCGTGCTCATCAAATCCGTGATGTCATCAGGTTGACTCATCCCGATTACACAGTCCGGAACTTGCGTCGCATCAGTCAGGCCTCGTGGACGTTGACCGAGGAAAGCTTTGATAACGACATTGAAATTCCTGTCATTGTAGCGGCAGAGATTAGAAATACCGGAAACTATTCTACGGCCTATGTCGTTACTACAGTAAATGATGAGGAAATCGAAAGTCTCCCTTCTGACTACGAATTTATCTTGACTTGTGAAGACATCGAAAACGTCAGTAATTCTGCAATTACATTGCGGTGGACTCCTGTTGATGATGCTAAGTATTATAACGTATACCGGAGTCGTATTGCATTTAACGACTCGAGCAGCCCGATCATTTCACGTTCTTTTCAGGTTGGTTATGTTGGCCAGGCCCGAGGCGCTTTCTTCGTCGATACTGGCATCACGCCTGACTTTGCCAAGACCCCTCCGCAAGGCAACAACCCGTTTGCTGACAGTGAAATCATCAGCATTGATGTTGACAACGGAGGCACGGCCTACGCCAATACTGACACGATCACAGTCACTGATGCAGACGGCACTGGCTTCATCGGTTATCCGATCATCGGACCTGATTTGGCGACTGGTCAAGGCCCCATTGTCGGCATTGCCATTGTCAATGGCGGTAGTGGTTATACCTCTCCGTCGATCTCAGTCACGACAGCGACAGGTTCGGGCGCTGCGTTCACTATTAACCTCGGCACGACATCAGGAAACAATCCGCACTTGTCGACAGTGTATCAGCAGAGGCAGTTGTATGGTTCGACCGACAACAAGCCCCTGACAGTGTTCGGTTCCAAGCCCGGTCAGTTGTCAAACTTCGGCATCTCTGACATCACTGTGGCGAATGACTCGTTCGAGCATGAGATTGACAGTGATGACTTCTCGACTATGCGTCACATCATCTCGACCAGAGGTGGACTTCTCGCGATGACCCCCGCAGGCATCTGGCTCATGTCAGGGTCACAGGGCAACGCCATCACTGCGACAGATGTGCAGGCCGAACCTCAGACCTACACCGGCGTCAGTGATGTCGAACCGCTGAAGATCGACACTGACATCATTTATGTCAATGGGACAGGCGGAAAGGTCAACGCCCTCGCCTATGCGGATCAGTACAAGTTGTACTCTCCAACTGACATCTCTGTCCTTGCCTCGCACCTGCTCGAACGCTACAGGATTTCTCGGTGGTGCTATGCGGATGAGCCGCATCGGTTGATCCACGCTGTCCGCGAGGACGGGACCATGTTGCTCCTGACGATGATGAAGGAAGAGGAAATCTACGCCTGGGCACGACGGGTCACGAAAGGCGAGTTTCTTGATTGTGTGTCCCTCGAAGAAGGCGAAGTCAGCTCCGTCTATGTCGTCACGCGCAGGTACATCAACGGACGCTTGACGAAGATGCTCGAGCGTATCGCACAGCGCAACTTCAACCACGTCGAAGAGGCGGTGTTCCTCGATGCGTCACTTAAGCTTGGACAAACGGCTGGTGCTGTGGACGTTCAGATTGCCGCTGCAACTGGTACTGGCATTGTGGTCACTGCGTCGAGTGCGGCGTTTTCGGCGGGCGATGTTGGGAAGATACTTCGGTACGGAAAAGGGAAAGCGGAGGTAGTTGGCTATGCAAGTAACATCTCAATCACAATCGACATCATCAGAGACTTCGATCGGATCATTCCATTCAGCACAAGGCCGAGGTTGGCCCGAGCTGGAGAGTGGACCCTCGACTCCCCCGTCACCACTGTTTCAGGCCTTCATCATCTTGAAGGAGAAATTGTCACTGCACTCGCCGACGGGAATGTGGTTGAGGACCTTGTTGTAACTGCAGGCGCAATTACGCTTCCGACTGCCGCGACAATGGTTGTGGTAGGCATTCCATATACGTCGAAGGCACGGAACTTGCCGCTAAACGTGTCTGGCGCAGTAGTCGAAAACAAGCGCAAGCGTGTGACCAAGGTCGCGGTACGGGTGAAGGATACGCGGGGCCTGTTAATTGGTTCTCATCTCGATCACCTCTATACTCCACGCGCGGATGAGAGCGACACCGTGGGGGAACCAGACGAAGTCCTCAGCGGAATGCAGCACGTCCTGATCGAGCCGGTGTTCTCCGAAGATGCTCAGAATTACTTTGTTCAGGAAGAACCTCTTCCAGTGACGATCGTCGGCTATGTCCTCGAAGCGGAGGTTGGCGATGATCCGAACTAAGCGGGTGGATATGCTGAGTGGCAAGGTCATCGTGGCGTTTGGCCCTCACGCGAAAGCGGAATGGAAAGCCGCGAAGCACTTGCGCAAGCATTGGTATGCTTCGCTCGACGGCCTCTGGGTCATCAGTTGGAACAATGCCCCGCTGTGTGTGCTTGGCTTGAAGCGAGGTTCTTACTTGGGGTTCGGCGGAGAGGTCTTTTTCCTGCTTTGTACTTTTCCGAAGCGACATACTGCGGAATTGATCAAGTTCCTTCGTAGAGGCCTC